GCCAGAAGAACTATCAACAAAATCAACAATACAACGCTTCCTACTATAATAGATATAGACCAAGCTTTCTCTCCTGCTACTTCGTTTTCTGATTCTGTTTGATTGACCACTATTTCTCTACTCTCTCTAATAACAAACCCAGATTTCACAACACCCAGTTCTTGGTCTAAACAAAACATGGTATTCACTACATCTGGAGTGAAAGCTTCTTCATTGGTTAAAACGGTGTCAATTAGTAAAGAACACATTGTTTCTGGATAAGGACACAAACCCGTGCTGGGCTGAGAAAGTCTGATGACATCCTGAGTGTAGATATCACAGGGTCTATACCAACAGACATCAGGATAAGAAATCAGATCTTTCATTTCATTGTAATTTGGGTCTCTGGAAGAATACAAACAAGCACATTCAAACAACTCTCTCTCAGAACAAACTGTTTGTTTGACTGCATCTGATTCTCTAGGAAATTCCTCAGCCCAGTTTCGACATATTTGTCCCTCTTCGTTAGAAGAGACAAAAACAGAACAAATGCCATCAGTCGAAGAGGCGGGACACCCCTGATCTGTTAATCTGGAACAGGTGTAAGCCAAGGCTTCATTAAAATTAACTATATTTTGCTGGATCAGTGAAGGTGGTAGCAGTTCGGGATTTAGAAAGTTATATTTGTATTCTTCGACAGTTTCTGAATCTGTGAAAGCATAATTATTATAAGTACATGTCACTTTGGCATACCCAAGAGTTGTATCTGGATCGTCTATTGTTACAGTTGTTGATGTGCTGGAATTTCCAAAAAGTATAGGACATTCCGCTCTTTCTACATCTGCCACTTGTGTCACCCCTTTAATCAAATCCATCTTTTGATTAAAATTGAAAACTTTATTCTTCATTTTTCTTCAATAAATTTCTGATGAGTCGAGGCGACTATATCATGCTTGGGTGTGTGGGTGTTCTTTCTCTTTGTATCATTGCGGGTCCTCTGCTCATGCACTTCTCAAAGGATTATGAAGATCCAACCATTGAGGAAGTCTCCTGTTTGTATGAAAGTTTCACAATGATTTCACACACCAAAAACAGTATCGACATTTCAGTAAGCACTTACGTCAATAGAAACTTTTCTGTTCTTTACAATTATCTTCCGTTTGATACTTTCATTGATGTCGAAGCTGCTGCGGGTGTTTTTAGTTATATTGAAACTCTTATCAACAACAAGACTGAAATTCATTGTCGGCGTGATAAGTTTTATGATGTCGTTTATACAGTTACCCTTTATGACCATGTGAACGAGTCTATGTCCACAGCCGGTTTTATCCTCAGTATTGTAGGTGTTATATCACTGGTAGCCTTCTGTCTCTTTGGTTACGTTCTGTATCGGGCTAATTGGCATCGGAGTCGTATCTACGACAGCATTAATTAATTGTTTAATAAACAATTAATCTAAACTTTAAAAAGGAGAAGAGAAGTGAAAACTGTTCCACTAAGAACACCAATTGTTGCCAGAGTCGGTTTGTAAAATTTAGCCAACTCCAGAATGAAAGGGTTGTTGGGGTCTGGTTTCAGAGCAACAACTTCCCCGAAAATCCGCTGCCGATGTAATATTCCTTTCGCGTTTAGTCCTTTCTGAAGACGAGCGTACATGTTTTGGCTTAAGTCTGTGTAAATGAAAACAACTCCCTCATTTTCCACGCAATCTTCTATTGGATCGCAAACCACCATTTTATTATTTTGGTTTAAATAATAAAATTTTCAATGTTTTAGAACAAAAGTATAATTATTCATTTTCACACATTCTCTTCATAGCCAGATTGAGGATTTCTTTACCCTGTTCATACTCAAAAACGTCAATATGTTCAATGAGATATTCGAGTTGTTCATCAGAAACATATACCATATCCAGAATAGTCTGATCTTTGTAATTCACTCCTGTGGTTTTGATGAGCCACACAAGAACGGAATTTTCAAGGGGTACATCCTTGTGCAGACACCAATTGAAGAAGTTGGGACTTTTTGAATGACCTACAGAACAGCAATGACCATAAGCTCTCTTAATAAGTTGCGAACCCTTATCCATATCAAAGTCTTCATCGAAAGGAGCAAGTTCCATAGCGAGAAGATTCTCCAAATTATCACGGTTTTCTGGCTGAAGAAGGCTTTTTAATTTTTCTTCTGTGAATACTATTTCTTTGTTTGGAAAGAAAGTTTCTGCAAAATCAAAAACATAATCAAACATAGTTTCAAAGATCTCATTGTCAAAAAAACCGTTTTTGAAGAAAATACCGAAACCTTGGGTTAGACCTTTGATGAGGTCTCCCTGATATTTGGTTTTGAAAGCCTCAATGTCAAAATCAGTTCGGTCCTTCCATGGAGTAGACTGGTAAGTCTCAAAATCAAAAAAGATTGGAGAAATCGGAGTCGCCATTTGGAAAATTAAAAGAAGTTTATTTAATTTTCAAATTCTAATCCACTTCCTCAATATCAGGTCCAGCCTCTCGAGGTTTACCCCCACCATTGGCTTTGGACATGACAGGGTTCCAGATTTTCTCAATCGTCTTAATCTTGTCCTCATACTCACTCTTTGAAGCTTGGGGATGGCTATCGATCCAAGAGCTTACCTCATCCACCACATTCGTGACAGAGTCTTTGTCTGAAGGGCTGACATCCACTTTCCCTTCTTCAAGAGTGTTCTTCACTCCATAAATGTACATCTCCAGACGGTTCTTGGCTTCAACGGTATCACGAACAGCCTGATCGGCTGCTGCATACTTCTCCGCTTCTTGGATTTTAGCTTCAATCTCTTCTTTAGAAAGCTGACCGCGGTTTGTGATCTTAATATCGGCCTTCTTTCCGTTAGACTTATCAACAGCAGTCACGGTTAGGATTCCATTAGTGTCCATATCAAAAGATACTTCGATTTGGGGAATACCTCGTCGAGCAGGGGCTATACCAGTGAGGTCAAACTGACCCAGAAGGTTGTTATCAGTCGAACGAGCACGTTCTCCCTCAAAGACTTTGATAGTCACAGCTGTTTGATTGTCAGAATAGGTTGAGAAGGTTTCAGTCTTCTTACAGGGGATGGTACTGTTGCGTTTGATGAGAGGAGTCATAACAGAACCAGAAGTTTCAATTCCAAGGGAGAGTGGACAAACATCCAAAAGAACCATCGAGTTAAGCTTCTCATCTTGTTTGTTTGCTCCCGAAAGAATCGCTGCTTGAATTGCTGCACCAATAGCAACAGCTTCGTCGGGATTAATAGATTCGTTAAGCTTCTTTCCGTTAAACATATCTGAAAGCATACTACGGATTTTTGGAATTCGTGTCGAACCACCAACCAGAACTATCTCATCGATAGATGATTTTGATACCTTGGCGTCTTTGAGAACTTGGTCAATGGGTTTGATGACCCGTTGGAAAATAGAGCTTCCAAGTTCTTCAAATTTCGCTCGAGTAATTGTGGCATAATAGTCTTGACCTTCAAATAGAGCATCAAGCTCAATAGAAGCTTGTGTGGTTGAAGACAGACTACGTTTCGCACGTTCAGAAGCAGCATATAGCCGACGAATAGCACGTGGGTTGGTAGAGATGTCTTTCTTGAACTTTTTCTTGAAGTCTTGAATGAAATGATCAACAAGAACTTTGTCAAGGTCATCACCTCCAAGGAAATTGTCTCCTCCTACGGCTTTTACCTCATAAACGCCTCCATCAAGTGATAGGATTGATATGTCAAAAGTTCCCCCGCCTAGATCTACTATAAGGATAATGTGTTCTTTGTCTACTGCTTTATCAAAACCATAAGCCATGGCAGCAGCAGTGGGCTCATTGATTATACGAAGAACATTCAACCCAGCAATTTTTCCTGCATCTTTGGTAGCCTGACGCTGCGCATCGTTGAAATATGCTGGAACCGTTATAACTACGTTGTTGCATTTTTCTCCCAGATAGGCTTCCATTATCTCCTTCATTTTTGTTAGAACCATGGCAGATATTTCTTCTGGTGCAAATTCCTTCTTTTCTCCAAGATATTCGACTTGAATATGTGGTTTGTTGTTCCGATTGACCAGAGAAAACGGAAAGTGCTTTAGAACACTTTGAACATTTTCATCATCGAATCTCTTTCCAATCAGACGTTTGGCGTCGAAAACAGTATTGGTTGGATTCATGGCTACTTGATTTTTAGCGGCCTGACCAACAAGTCTTTCAGAACCATTGAAAGCCACCCAGCTTGGAGTGGTTCGCTCTCCAACATCGTTGGCAACAACTTCAACACGACCATTCTGATAAACAGCGCAGCACGAATAAGTGGTTCCAAGGTCTATCCCGAACGCGAGCGAAGAAGACATTTTATCAGGATGGTCTGATTTATTTAAAATTCAAATTTTGTTGGTTGAATTTTTTCGAAATTATACGAATACAAACCAACTTTTACAATAATAATCATCAAAAAAGTTTTTCGTTCAATCTAAATCATTTCGACTGTTTACAAATTTGAAAATTTTATTCCTTGATTTTATACTTTCCAATTATGCCTCGACTTCTGGATGAAGAGATTCAGATTCTGTCTGCGGAACCAACTGTACCACCAAAACCTTTTTGGTCTACATGTAAAGTTTTCATTGTTTTATTGACTATTATGGCTCTGTTTTCCATTGGTATAGTGTCATATATTTTATATCAGGGTAAACTCGTTTACGATCAAAACGATGGTTATGAAACAGTAGAATGTTCTTATTATACCAACTATACTATTATATCTTATTCACCTGTTGAGTTTCTTCTGATCGTTTCTGGGAATGTTGCAAATCAAACAAAAGTTTACGCTTGGAGTCCTTTCACCCTATTCTCTTCAATAGAAGAAGCAACTCAGAAATTCAATTCAACGGATGGAACATCAACAACTTGTTTTTACAATCCAGAGATGGATGTAGTTGTTACAAAGCTTTCTGATGGACATTCCTTCTACGTAGCTGGTGTAGTTGTATGTTTTATACCAGTTGTAGCTATTATAATCGCCATATTCTGTGCTATTGAGATCTATGGTTATTCTTATTGTATCGCTCGTGTTATAAGAATTTTCAACAAAAATTACCCACTTCCTGAGATCTAGAATTGAAAATTTTATTAATCTCTTTAATAAATTTGATCACGCAACATGGACAATGATTACGACGAGTTTGACGACTGGAACGATGGGGATTTATTTGGTCGGCCAGTCCAACGACATCCCTTCTATGATTTCATAGAAAGAAACCATTGGAAAGGAATCGTTCATCTTCTTGTGGACGACGTCCCCTACCAAACTGCTTGTCTAAATGAGGATTTGGAAGAGGCAAAGCTTCTGATATCTCAAGGAGCTTTTGTCGACAACAAGCATTGGTGGAGTCAATCGTCTTACCTCTGTCCTTGTGGACTTTCTTCTTGTATCGACAAAGATTACAAGACTCATTTAACGTTCTTGTTCAACAAGAAAAATGATAGATTCGAGCCGGATATCAACGTACCACTCATGAGAAAGCTTGTGGATTTTGGTCTTCTGGATGTGGAGGATTTCCCTGTTGATGAAATATTCGATGTTTTCTCAAACAATTGCAATTGGGAATCAGAACACGAACTATGCGAGTTCCTGATTTCTGTTGTTCCTCCAACACGTTTGGCTTCTATCAGAAGAATACACGTTGGAGATAAGAGTCTTGTTTCCGAAACTCTTGATCCTTCCATTCCTTCTGAAACCCTACTCCACGCCATTTTCTATGGTTATGCCTCAGAAGAAAAGGACACACAGTATTTCAAATCGTTTATTTCCATGCCTGAGATGAGGGCTTTGGCTCACCACAAAACTCAACATGGGGAAACGGCTCTCTACAAATCCATCCACCACATCAATGTTGAATTGATTAAAATCCTTCTCAACATTGATGGATGGGATGTTAACCAAAAGAGTTCTCTACGGGAAGGACGCACTGCTTTCATGTGCACTCTTA